TTTAACTCAAACTGATATTGCACCTTCTATGGGAAAAAATACTCGCGGAGCGATTGGTCATTATTTCACTGGACGATCAAAACCAACATTGGATCAACTAGAAGGATTAGCTAAATTCCTTGGTGTATCACTGAGCTGGCTGGTTTCTGATCATGGAGAAAATACAGCAGTTGATGACGACACTTTGGAAGAATGTTTAAAGCTTGTTGAAGAAGCTGAAGAAGAAGCTGGGATTGAATTATCACCAAAGCAAGCTGCAAAAATGACAACCTATTTATATCGAGCTGCAAAAGATGGACAAGAGATCAACAACAAACGCGCAGCTGAATTAATAACATTAGTAACATCTTAACAGATACTTATTGTATTATGTTCTAGTATGAACTATAAAGTGGTTGAGTTACTTTCCCTGTACCACTCTAATAACAAAAAAAGGAAGTTAAGGTTGTGCAGCAATGCACTTTTTTAGCTGGCTGATTGAATCCTACATTACAGCCTAAAAAACAATACAGGAGTAAGAATGTTTAATCGTTACATACTTGATTCTGATACTTTTCAAAATCTTAACAAGCGTCGCGATCTACGACGTAAACTTGCAAAACAAATGATCTTAGATACAAACTATTTAAAAGTTGAAAGATTCTTTTTACGCTTTTTCTTTTTTTGTATTTTAATTTATACAATTTCACATTACATAGTGTATGGTGATTTGTTCTTTGTACATCACTACGCTATCCATGGATAACCTCTTTATCCATTAATTTAAAATTATTTTTCCCCTTGTAGGCCTTACCGGGCCTACATTTCTTATCTTTTCTTAGATACTTTGTGTAATTAATTGTTGACAAGGATACAATATGTAACTATACTAGGCGGTGATTTAATAAGAAAGGGAGAAAAATGAGAAAAGTTCCGAATGTTAAATTGTTCAATAAAGTTGTGGATCGAGCTGTCAATGAGCTTGAGTTCTACAATGATCCAGTATCTTACCGATGTGATCTTCTGACTGCCCATGCTGATGTTGGCCTGGACTTTGAGAAGCTCCTGGATTTTCCAATTCATGATTTCTTTCATGATGTGGTTGGCCTGGGATTAAACATTGATCGATACAAATGCAAAGTTGAGAATAACTTTGTTCCACGTTGTGCTTTACCGGAGGAGGTGTAATGAGTACAAGATCTAATGTGTTAATCAAGATGGGCGATACAAAGATTTATCTTTATCGTCACTCTGATGGCTACCCAGGCGCTAATGGCGCTGATCTAGCTGAGAAATTAATAAAGCATAAAAATAAAGGCAAAGCTTTTATTAATGATCTGCTGGCTGAACGATATGAAGCTACTGAGTATCGTCCAGAGCGACCGGTATGGGAATTGACTAATGGTTTGCATGGTGACATTGAATGGCTTTATGTTTTTGAAATGGCTGATGGTGATTTCTATGACATACCAGTTTTGGTTAAAGTGATTGAGCGAGCTCATGCTGATCCAGATTTAGATAAGCCATGGCCAATGATCAAGGATGAAGATATTGAAAAAGCTAAAGAGATTGGTCTGGATGGTTTGATCGAAATGGTTAATTTGGATCGAGCTGAGATGAATAAATTTACTGCGGATCATGTTTTGAAAGCTTTGAGATCTGGAGAAAACCTTGGATATGCAAATGATTCTGTGTTCTACGATCTGATCAAGGTTCCAGAGGAAGAAAAACTTGAGGAGGTAGCTTGAGTAGGAAGAAGCTCCTGGCATTTGCCAGGGGCATTATTTTGTCAACTAGGAGAAAAAAATAATGGGATTACTTGTAAGTGTTTATAAAAATGGACGAGATTCTACTGCTGGTGGAGATTCGTCTAAAGCTGTAGAAATATGCGTCATAAATGTTCCAGGGCCATTTGAGCCAGATGATCACACTCCAGCGTTTGCGTTAGTGCCTAACGCTTTAAATAGTGTTGTTTTAAAACCAGTACATGAACCAGACAATATGATGGGGCCATGTTTTGGTGGGAACTATGCTGCAACTTCTGATAGTCGATTTGACGAAGCAATTGAAGAAATGCTGGGACATAGGTTTTATGGAGCGATACCAATTCACGATCGGTTTGATAGTTGGGAAGCTTATGATTATTTATCACGTTAAGGAGGTGAAATGATAAAAGGTTTTGAAAATTGGGAGGAGCTTGGAAAATGCTCAAAGATTCCAAATGATTATTATGACAGTGTGTATGGATCAACTGATCACGATAAAAATGTTTATAAGAAAAAGTTTAATAGCTTTGATGATCTGGAAGAGTTTTGGTTTTGTAATTTATTTAATCGAAACTTTAAATCTAAAGTTATTGGCAAGAGTCTTTTGTATTGGAAAAAGGAGGAGGTGTGAGTAAAGAAAAATACAGCGTGTTACGTTTCAAAGTTTCACAAATTAATATCTTAATACATAACCTAATGGCTCATATACGAATAATCGCTGATGATCGTAACATCGAGCCAAAGTTAGCTGAAGATCTGGGCAAATGTATCGAAGCTCTTGATCGTACAAAAAGTGCTAACTCAGAATTTAATCATTTAATAGAAAAATTACCGGAGGTGATCAATGGATCTAATTGAAGAAAAAGATGAGTATTCAGACTTTAAAGATGAGTGCGCCCACTTTCCAAAGTCTATTTGGAATGCAGTTCGAGATCTTGTTACTGGAGGAATGCCAAGATCTTTAGCAGTAGAACAGGGAGAAGCCTGGCTTAAAGAACGGAACCTTGTGGTCCAGGATGCAAAGTCACATGCAGCTCTTTTTGACGTCCTTAGTGGATACAAATAATATCATCTGATACATAAAATAGCATATAATACTACTACTATGAATAAAAATACTAACACAAAAGATATGACTCACGACGAATGGCTTGCTGCTAGGAAGCGTGGTATAGGCGGATCGGACGCTGGTGCGATCCTTGGATTAAGTAAATGGAAATCTCCTCTTGATGTTTACCTGGATAAGATTGGTAGCGCAGAAGATACACCAGATAGCGAACGTATGTATTGGGGCCGAACCTTGGAGGATATAGTCGCAGCTGAGTATGAGAAAAGATCTGGCAATAAAGTCCGACGTAATAACAGGATCATTGCTCACAAAGATTATGACTTCATACTTGCTAACCTGGACAGGGAGATCGTTGGAAAGAATGGGATCCTGGAGTGCAAGACTTCTGGATATTCTCCAGATTGGGGTGATCTTGGATCAACTGATATTCCAGAATATTATCTTGCCCAGGTTTATCACTACATGGCTGTGACTGATGCTGAGTTTGCTGATGTTGCAGTTCTGATCAACGGAAATGATTTTAGGATCTATCACATACCTAGGGACCAGGAAATTATAGATCACCTGGTCGAGAAAGAAGTTGAGTTCTGGAATGACAATGTCCTGGCTAAAGTGCAGCCGGATCCGATCAACAACACTGACATTAAAAACAAATGGCCACATGACAATGGCGCAACATTAATTTCTAAAAAGCTTGCAGCTAAATGTTCCAAGCTCAGTGGAGTTAATTTAAAGATACGAGATCTCACTAAGATCAAAAGTGATTTGCAAGTTGAGATCCAAAAAGAGATGGCTGATCATTCATCACTAGCTGATGAGTCCGGCCAACTTCTCGCGACTTGGAAAGAGAGCTCCACTCGTCGCGTTGACACCAAGCGACTCAAAGAGGATGGGATGTATGACAAATACGCTACTGAATCTTCGAGTCGCACCTTTCGTTTAAAGATATAGGAGAAGATATGGGGAATAAAAGCTTAACAAAAGTAATGGCAGCTAAGTTCGATATGGAACCTGGCCCATTTATTAATGCACTGAAAGAAACTGCTGTCCCAGGCAATATTAGCGATGGACAATTTGCAGCGTTCTTAATGGTTGCTAAGGAATATAACCTTAATCCAATTACCAGGGAGATCTTTGCGTTTCCTTCCCAAAGTGGTATTCGACCGATCGTTTCAATCGATGGCTGGATGAAGTTGATTAATAACCATCGAGATTACAACGGAATGAAGAGCACTGACAATTTAGATAAAGAAGGAAATTTAATATCTATTACTGTTGAGATGTTTCGTAAAGATCGTGATCATCCTGTAGTGGTTACTGAGTACATGAGTGAATGTCGACGTAACACTCCAACTTGGAAGCAATGGCCAGCCAGGATGCTTCGACATAAAGCAATGATCCAGGCTGCAAGATACGCATTTTCTTTTAGCGGTATTGAAGAAGAGGATGAGTTTAAAAGATCTGAGATTCCTGTGGAAGCAGTAGTTGTAGATTCAGAAGTAAAAGGTGCTGAAGCAATGAAGCAGAAGTTAATTAATAAAGGAGAAGCTAATGACGCTGAAACAAGAAGTGCTGCAAAAGTTGATTGATGCCTGGCCAGATGGAATTACTAACCATGATTTTCCAGCTGGCACATCATTAACACAACGTATTGCAGATCTTAAATTTAAAGATGGCAAGAACATCGAAACAGTGAGGGTTCCTCACATAACTAAGCATGGCAAGAAAGGCAGCCATGCACTTTATAAACTTATTGCATAGGAGAATAAGATGGCAGAAAAAATGTACAACTTAAAAGTAAAGAATGGCACTTACATGAAAGATGGTGAGGAGAAAACAAACTACATTTCATGTGGAGTTGTTCTTAAAGGCGATTATGGTCCATACATCATAATGGATAAAACATTCAATCCAGCTGGTGTCGAAACAGATCCTGGCAAAACTGGAATATCTATTTCAATGTTTAAGGATGAGCCAAGGCAAGCAGCACCTCAACAAGCTGCGCGACAAACACCACCATCAAATGTTAATTTTCCAGATGAACCATTTTAAGCCTGTCTTAATTGGCATTTACTTTATAACCATCCTGGGGATCGCTGGTGCTATGGATTACCAGGATGAACTTTACGAACATAACTTTTACATCGAAGCTGTATGCTCCGGTGAAGTTTATGATCACAAACAATTAAACCCGGAGTGTTAAATGGAAGAATACACACATAAGTTTTTAAGAGTAAAACAGGTGGCACAATTACTAGAGTTATCTGTTCCTTCTGTGTACAGATTACAAAAAAGTGGTAAGATACCACCATCAAGAACAGTTGCTGGAAGTCAGCGTTGGATTTATAGTGAAATGATAGAGTATTTAGATGAGTGTGTAGCCAATCCAAATTAGATCAATCTATACCAGTATCTATACCAGTAAATCTTAAAAATTTTATAAATCCTTTTGTAACAAGCCTATAGCGAATTAGTTAGATTCCGGCCCCGGGCACCAAGCAAATTAAATCAAGCAGTCTTAATGGCTGCTTTTTTTGTTTCTGTAAGTGAGTTATAAGAGAAATTGATACTCTCATTATCTCTCGTAATATTAAAACATCATCATTATTTCTTGCTGTAAACTATACCAGTTTCTATACCAGTAAAGAAATATGCTAACAGATCGTTTTATTAAATCAGTAAAACCTGGTGAAAAAGAAAAATTTATTGCAGACTATAATGGCTTATATTTAAGGATTGGTCCTACTCAAGAAGGTGGTGGAAAAACCTGGAGATTTCTTTATACTTCACCAGGATCTAAATACCCAGTTAAAAAAAGCCTGGGTAAATATGATCATGTTAGTTTAGTTGATG